GCCCCGTTCAAGGGGCCATCTCCATCGAGGGCTTTTTAGGGCACTGTTACTCGGTTGCAACGAACGAGGCCAAGGCCTCCCGCACATCGTCCTCAGTGGCTCCGGACTTCCGGGCTAGTAGCCGGATTGCAGCAGTGACACTGTCGACACTGTTACGTGGCGCCTGAACCACGTCTGCCAGCACGTCCACTGTGGCCAAAGTGTTCGGGTCCAGCATTTCGGCTTCGCCTACATCACGAAGTCGTGACTGGATCTTCACCTTAGCACCGTACATTGCGAGGAGATACAGTTGCTCCTCGGTCACACCACTGAAGTCGAACAGACACTTTTTCTCGTACCGGGGCTTGCCCTCTGCGCGGCGGATGGCGAAGACAGCGTTCACCTTCCGATCGCCCAGATACTGGGTCACAGCCGAGAAGTTTTCACCTGCCGGTATCTCACGAAGACGAGGTGACTTGCCGGCAACTGGTGTCTCGTTGGCAACAGTAGTTTGGTCGATATTAGACATTGTTTTGTCCACCCTTGCGGATGGTCCCTTGTCGACCAGACGGGCGGGATGCCCGTCTGACAAGGACAATGTACGCTATGATTGTGGCAATTTTATGGCATGTAGTGCGAACTCGTCATCAACTTAATGTGATCGAATTAGACGCTGTGTATTTGATTAGTGGCCGATTTCATCGCAGATTTTTATTCTATTAATATAGGCATTTCGCTGACACTTTTAGGATTTCAAATCAGATGATTTTATTTCACCTGTTTTGCTAATCTCTGTAGCAGTTTCGTCTATTATTTCAGGTATATTAAGCTCACCCGTCAACTGCTTCAATCTGTCCTCCAGCTGACTATCACTGAGAGTACGTATGTTGACATGGACATCGACTGAGACCTCTCTTTTCTCAGTAAAGCCACCTATCTGCGCCAACTGCCTAATTGCGCCTGCATATCTATCTGGATATTTAGAGGCAAACCGCTTAATGTCTTCTGGGTCTGGAGAGCACTCCAGCCACTCAGCCAACAGATCGAGGAAAGGCCTCCTATCATACAGGCTCAACTGAGCTCTGAGTTGGTCTCCGTTCCATCTGGGCTGATGCCTTTTGCTGTGCTTTAAGTGCCCGTCTTTGGCCGGTGGTGTCGCCATCTTTCACCTTATTCTCATATTGTGTCTGGGATGCCAGCATAATCCACTGATCGATACTGGTCATAGTGGTCATCCACACTCCATCAGGTCTCTTAATAGCTGGTAGAGCCCACTCATCGACCCATATTTGCAGTGTTTTCCTATCCTTAACACCTAGATAGTCACAAATCTTCCACCATCCCAGCAGTACATTCTCTTCAGGCTTTATCCACAATAGCCTGAATTGGTCTGTTCCCAGGTGTTTCCTGATCTCTGCCCATCTCTCGGGATTGGTTGTCTTGGGCATTTTGCTTAGACCTCTCAATAGCAGCTGTTATGGCCTGCCAGGCTTGTAGGACCTGAGGACTTAGAGTGGATCGGGTGTGGGTGATCTTGGGATGCATCTCGTATGACAGACATATCGGTGTTTTGGTGTCAACCAGGGAGGGCTGCCAATTTTTGGCAACCGTCACTATATGCAATTGGCATTTAGATGTGCAGCATATCGGCTGCAGGTGTAGCCTAAATATATATCCGGTCCGGATCGGTCCAGGGACTTTACCTTATTGTGGTATGTATTTATGATGATCATAATAATGGAGGGTACAGTAAGACCGCGTATGGACTCCCCTGGACCTGGGACTGTGTTCAAAATAAGGCAACCTAATGTCACGCCACGTAATAGACTCCCTCGATCATGTGCTGTCCGCTCGCAAGATATCAGATATCATACTGAATAAGCCCAGAGAGGGTTATTTCTATAGAGGAGCATTCTGGCTATTCTGTCGGGGGTCATTCCGAACTATTCCAGATGAATTTATCAGGGGTAAAATCTGGATCACTCTTGAAGAATCAGATCGTGTTATTGAGATAGAAAGTGGCAAATCCAAGAGGATACCTGTGAAACCAAAGCAGTCACAAGTCAACTCCATTCTGTCCGCTATGAAAGCGGTCTGTGCTATTGATGACAGTCAAGATCCTCCGTTCTGGCTCCCAGGGGCTCCGCCGGAGTTGGCTGCTCTATCTCCTAGAGACTTTATATCGGTAGCCAATGGTCTGCTGCACGTTCCCACTACAAGACTATATCCCCATACACCCACCTATTTCAATCTCTATGCTTCTGATATCCGCTACGATCCAGGTGCTCCTCGCCCTAGCCAGTGGCATAAATTCTTAGATGAGCTATTTGTGGCTGATATTGAAGCGAAGAACACCCTACAAGAGTGGTTCGGTTATAATCTGACTCCTGATACATCTCTTCAGAAGATCATGCTAATTGTTGGTCCCCGCAGGGGCGGCAAGGGCACCATTGGCAGGATCATGCGCCTCATCTTGGGCAAGGACTCTGTTGCAGCTCTAACCCTCGCTTCGCTAGGAGAGACATTCGGCCTTCAGCATCTGATAGGTCGGCCTGCCTGTATCATACCAGATGCAAGATTTTCTAAACGCTCTGATCCTGCCATCATTGCTGAAAGGCTACTCAGCATATCAGGTGAGGATGCAATACCTATCAATCGCAAGTTCACCGGCATGTGGGTTGGAGCTCTCCCAACCAGATTTACTGTCTTCACCAATGAGCTGCCAGCCATCGCAGATATGTCTGGGGCTCTGTTGGAGCGATTTGTCATCCTAAAACTAACCAAGTCCTTTGCCGGCCGTGAGGACCCAACTCTATTTGATCATCTCTCCCTTGAGGCTCCCGGCATTCTCAACTGGGCCATAGCAGGCTATCAGCGGCTACGGGATGCAGGTCGCTTCCGACAGCCAGCCTCCTCCATCGAAACAGCTATGGCTATTCGCAAGATCAGCAGTCCACTGGCCGATTTTCTCGAGGAGCGTTGCGATATTAGGAATGGACTATCCATAGAGAAAACCAAGCTATTCCAGGCTTGGGAGAATTGGTGCATGAAGCAGAGAATAAATGCAGGTTCAGTGCAGATATTTGGCCGCGATCTTCGGGCTATTGTACCTGATATAGGAGAGATTCGCCCTGCTGGCACTGGCAGTCGTGCCAGACTATATACAGGAATATCCCTGATAGGTGGAGTGGAGGAGTCCGATAAGGTAGTGCCCCTTCGCCCCAGCAAGACAACGGAGTCCAACTAAATAAATCGCTTGTCCCTACCACCATGATGTGTTATGATCGGTTTTTCAGTGACATCACGCCAGGATCGGGAGGGGCCTATGCTGATCTTACAAGTCAAGACAGGTTCTCAGTGGGAAACTCTGACACACCGCCTGGTAGGTGACTCCCAAGACGCTGAACTTCGAGCCAGGGTTGAACTGGTGGCCCTCAAGAACAGATGGGCCGCTTCGGGCTACTTCACCAACGGGTCCTTTCGGATCGTAAGGGGCAGGCTATGATCGCTCTTCATAGTGTTAGGGACATCCGCCTGAAGGATGTCTCCGGCTACGGAGATACCAACTGGTTTACCTTCCAGTTCGATATGGAAGAGACTGTTGATCTGTGCTTCTACGTTCACAAGGATTCAGAGGCACATCATAAGCTGGCGGCTATCGCCAGCCTATTGCATGACTGGAAACCTCCTGTTACCCCCTTGGCAGAAGAGGACCCAGTTGACGCTGCTCCCTAGCCCCCCTGTGGAGTAGCGTCTGGCCCTGGCAGGTCCCGTCCAGCATCCCTGCCAGGGCCGCCCACCCGCCCTTGGCGGGTCTGAACCATATGGAGGCTGACATGACTAAGTACTGGTATAGAGACCACGACGGCAGTCGCAAGCGTGTATGGCTAGATGGCTGGCCCAGCGATATGTTTGAGGTTCTGAATGCTGAGGCTTTCGCTGACTTCAAGTTAGTCATCGAGAGGTTCAACGCGATGACTAAGAGCTTCAATCTGGGTGAGCCGATCCAGCTAGTAGAAATGCACGACGACTGACTATCTGAATTGTGGACAAAGGGAGCAGGCTAGGTGCGGTAGAAGTCCGCTTAAATCCCCTGCATTGAGTCGAGCCTAGTCAAAGATACAGTGAGGCGTCTTATGAGAGTACAATCGCCCTCTACCGCAATGGAAGGCCGCGAAAGGAGGGCGGCACCTATGTTCGACATCCTGCAGAGATGGCTTCTCCCATCCCCAGAGCCATCACCATCGGTTGACTTCCATGTTGGGGCCTCTCTAGAGGACATGGAAACAGTTGCCAATCTCGGTCTCTTGAGACCGGGTCGTCTGTGCCGCCATGGGCACAGAGTTGAAGGCAGGAATGCCTATCGACGGCGCAATGGTAAGACGGAGTGCCGCATCTGCCGAGCAGCGGCCTCCCGTCGTTACAGAGCCCGGCCACAAGACTGACAAGCACGAGGCTCTCGGCCGCAAGGCCGGGGGCCTTTTGCGTTCCCTGATCAGGAGAAAACTATGAAGACCGAACATATCCTACAGCTGAGCAACAACTTCCGTATTGTCTTCGAGCGCGGAGGTGGCAAGATGCAGGTCACTGTCAAGGAGGGTGACCAGCTGAGGGCCACTGGCTCAGGTGAGCTGGAGGACTACAAGAGAATGTTCGACCTTGCTGTTGGTACGGTGCCAACTCCCAAGGACTCGGACAAGCCAGGCCCTGGCCCAACGCGGCAGGAGCCGCAGAAGCCCAGCGCCTCCGCTGCCAAGACGGAGCCCTCCAAGAAGTAATCTGAATTGGTGGAGTCCTCTCTCGGTTCTCCACCATAGGGGCAGGCTGGGTCACACCCCGCGTCCTGGCCTGCCCCACTTCCCACAGCGGGGCCTACAAGGAGTCTACACAATGACTAAGATCAATGACGTGAATGCTATCAAGGAGACGTTCCTCTCTGGCATGGAAGAGGGGGATGCTCTGGAAGCTCTCAACGTCGCCGTCAGGGCGTTGAAGGCAGTCGGTCTCTCCAAGTTCATGGCCTGCACCATGGCCACGCACTGGGCGGTAGATGCAGGCTACATCGACCCTCAGGACGAGAACCTGGCCGAGAAGCAGGCCGAAGAGGCTGTTGCCTAGCCTAGGCTAGCATGGGGTCTGCCTCTCGCGCCGGGGCAGACCCTTTTTGTTGTCAACACGGGAGTTCCAAAATGGCAGACGATCGCGACACTATCCTAAAGCGTATCATGACCTCACTAGCAGCACACTCAGACGAACTGCAAACCATCGCTGACGAGATGGAGGGCGATGGAGATGAGTCAGAGGAGGCTCAAACTAAGTTTGGAAATGTCACAGATGCCATTGTCTTCATTGACACGGCTCGGGAGAAGCTCGCGGGGGAGGCCGAAGACCCGGAATGATCGCCGGCGTCCCGAGGATGCCATGCCGTCGCGATCCGGCCTCGGGGACGGGGGGCTATGCCACCCACCCATGGGGCCATCCACAGGCCTCCCAGGCGATCCTCCGCCCACGCACAATATCCACAAGGATCAAACAAGATGCGGCGTCTCTTCCTACACGGGATCAAGCTATATCGCTACGAACATGATCTGATCCGCCACTGGATCACCTCCAAGGCATGGAAGAAGGTCCACGCTTGGGAGGGCCTTCTTCATTTCCTCTACTTCAGCGCCATAGTCATAGGGGCTAAGGAGATGTACGTGGGAGCTGCCGCTCTCCTGGCATTTCTCATCGCTATATCCATCTTCATAGGTGAAGGAGAATAGCTATGGCTACAAGACAGGAACACATAGCACAATGTAAGAAGACCGCCCTTGAGTATATAAACCAGGGAGATATCACAGAAGCGTTTGCCTCAATGGGAAGCGATCTAAAGAAGCATCCAGAGACTGCAGACCATCCAGGCATTCTGCTTGGCGTACAGCTTATGATGATCGGAGATCTGAACACCCCAGAAAAGATGCGTCGCTTTATCGAGGGGTTCAACTGATGCAACACAAGGAACATGACTGGCTAGTCACCCTTGGTCTGGTAGTGGTAACCCTGCTGGCTATCCTCGACCACGATCATAGGATCATCGCAGTAGCAGGCTTGATTGTTAACCTCCTATGGGTATGGACATGACTGACACAGACACGACTATGGTAAAGGTCGCCAAGATGCAGAACCTTCTTGATTTCCTAACCAACAGGGATGGAGAAGAAGGCACAATCATCCTGCTGCATCTTCTGACTAAACTGTGTGCTCCTGAACTTGACAGCACCAAGATGATAAAGTCTCTGGATGAGGTCAAAGAACTCAAGATATTCCTGAAGGAGAGAAAGGCGGCAGAATGGGTATGATCTGGCATTGGGTAGCATGGGCCTGTCTGGCATATCTGGCCATCATCACAATCTTCGTAGGCCTACCAACGTAACAAGGAACACAAGATGAAGAACGTCTTTGTAGAGTTGACTGAGGTAACCGTAGATGGTGCTGGAGCGATCAAGAGTGGATCGTGCTGGGTTAACATGAGCCGTGTGCAGGAGATGCGGCTTGACTTTATTCCTGTTCTCAATAGCGATCCAATAACTGTAAGTAGTCTGACTATGAATATTCCGGACTATGAAATCCACGTAATGGAGCCTCCCGACGTGATACTAGAGCAACTACATAAGGTCAACACCGAGAAATTTGAGGTGTGCGATGACTAGGCCCAAGAAACCCAAGCGGGACAGCGACATTGAGAAGCTAGTCGCCCAGACAGACGGCTATGCCAACGCCGATATCTACCACAAGACCTTCCTCTGCAGGGGAACTATTGCCAATCTAAGGAGAGGCAGGACCCGCTACCCTACACATATGACTATGGTGGGAGTAGCAGCGGCTGTTGGTCTAGAATGGAGGCTTGTCAAGAAGTGATCCTTCGATATGCCTGGCGACACTGGATAAGGTACTACAAGTACACAGTAGGATAACACAATGGCACAAGAAGAATATCTAGGCGACGGCCTCTACGCTAAGATGGATGACTCAGGCATGATCGTGCTTAGAGCTCCACGATCAGAAGGGGATCACTGGGTAGGACTAGAGCCGGAAGTCTTTATAGCTCTGCTCAAGTTTGCTAAGCAGTTCTGGAAGATCGATCCTAAGGTCCTACAATGACCGACAAGAAACCCAAGGACTATCTAATGGCTGAGGCTGCTTACAATGCATTCTATCAGCAGCAGCCTCAGGTTTTCTTCGAGCACCTAGATCACAACTACCAGATGAAGTGGGTGGCTGTGGCTAGGGAAGTTGCACTTGTTCATGACACTTATAAGAAAGGCCCACGGAAAGGAAAATTCAAGTCATCTGAAGAGGTTCGTGCTGTATGGCGTGAACAGAAGCGAAAAAGCCAAGCCAAGTTGAAAGGAGCTAATGATCTGCCTAAAAAATCTGATTGAAATATGGCGCTGTCGGTGCCATAAATGGCGTGCCGGTTGTGCCATGCGGCACGCCTAACATAGGAGAGAAAAAGTGGCAGCTATCGAAGTAAAAGCAGAGCGTACCAACGGCAACTCAGTGACTGCAAACTGGGAGCTGGGCGACACAGTGGCCGCCCTCCAGGAGCAGTTCGGCGAGGACGTGATCTTTAGTCACGTCAAGCGGAGTCTGATCATTGCCGTCCAGGCCTTCATGCGAGGTATGCTCGACGCGGGGAAGTCGCCTGAGGAGATACAGGCGGCTGTCGCTGAGTGGAAGCCTGGTCTGAGGAAGGCCGCCAAGACCCCGATTGAGCGGGCACGGGAAGAGATCGCCCGTATGTCGCCTGCCGACAGGGCTGCTCTGGCCAAGGAGATCAGGGCTCGGGCCAACTAACCAGATTGTCTAGCCAGTTCCTCATGCTTCCCGTGGTGTTGGCTAGGCGACAGGGGCTCCAGAGTTACCCCAATTCCTCTGGAGCCCCGCTTGACAAGAGAACAAGGTACAGATGCCCTTCCATGAGATACGACACCCTAAGGTGTTCGTTCCCAACAAGTCGTTCCATGACTTCTCCGATGCTAACCGCTTCGGGGAATTGGTATTCCTGACAGAAGGCGTACAGGATCGCTTCAAGATCAACGATTTATATAGGCGTATAGAAGGTAAGCTAGCCAACGCAGGGCCGGGGGACTATCTACTGATCAGTGGGCCTAGCACAGTCAACGCTATTGCGGCTAGCATCTTATCATTTAAGTTCGGACGTGTCAACTACCTCGTTTACGACGGCGCTATGGCCCGCTATGTATCTAGACCCATAGTTCTAAGTCAAGCAGAGGAGACGGGGAATGTCGAAGCAAGTGGATGACACAGACGTAGATTGGAAGCCCTCAACTGAGAGCGAGAGGGCCTGGGACGGATTGCCACCAATCGGTAGAGAGGCACAACCAATGCAGCAGACTATAGACGGACAGCTGTCTACGGGCGGCATAGTCAAGATGATCGTTCCCACTATCATGCAATGTGGCTGTGGGGGCTTCCTGGTTACCATACCAGGCATAGGAACCTTCGCCGCCTCTACGATGGAAGAGATCATGGGCTTCGTCGAGGCCAAGACGATGGATCACTTCAAGGCCAAGAAAGCGGAGTTTCCCCGTATCCTACGGGACAAGGTCAGAGATACCGGGGAGAGCCTAGTTGACAGCGTGGCCGGTCTTCGGAAGCGGGTAGACATGGCCGTGGTGATGATAGTGCTGGGTGGCCTACTGATGGGCTTTACCCTCTTTGGAGGACTACACAATGAAGGACAAGAACGTACTATTCCTGCAAAAGCCGCAAACGGATCACCCATTCAAGACGGTGTGCGAAGCAGTAAGATTACACGCGGAGAAGGGCCGCCTCTGCTACCAGAAATTCAGCTGCTCAAAGTGCGGCCAACGTCTAACGATGGAGACGCCCAACGTCTTTCACAAGATGGGCTCCTGCGACCAGTGTGGCCACATAACTGATATTGAGAAGCAGGGCTGTAACTATCTGTTGGAGGTGCCTGGCCCTGTTAGCCTAGAGCAGGCAGTTAGGGCCATGGCAGGCAAGGAGGCCGATGATGGTTGAGAACGTCATAATGATGCTGATCTACCTCTGCATCCTAGTAGGGGTGATCTACCTAATTATCTACGTGCTAGGCCAGATCGGCATCGCGATCCCACCGCCTATTATGAATATCATCTGGGTGGTTGTTCTGCTAGTTGCCCTCCTGATCCTGTGGCAAACCTTCGGAGGTAGACTGCGTGGCATCGGATGATCTAGAACAGCCAGCACCAAGGCCGAACGATTTTCCAGCTGTTTGGGACCTGGTGCTGGCTGATATGTCGAACAGAGATGCCGTTGGGAGGAAGCGCTATGGAACGCCTCTGCAGCCACACAACGGACGGGACGCTCTAAAGGACCTATACGCTGAGCTGCTAGATGCCTGTGTCTATTTACGTCAAGCCCTATACGAACGAGATGGCAAGTGACCTACAACCATGACAAGAGAGCCGATAAGGTTCTCCGTCTATACGACAACACCAGAATATCCGACTACAAGCGCTGTCCCCGCTTATTCTACTATCGCCATGTCCGAGATTGGCGACCAGACGGAACTAGGACACCCTTGGTGTTCGGAGGCGGCTGGCACGCAGCGATGGAGGTTATCTGGGCAGGGATGACCCCTCCTGCGATTATGCCTTCCAAGGAGATACTGGCCAAGGCGGCCTATATCGCCTTCTGTAAGTACTGGCAAGATGAGGGAATGCCTCCTCCCGACGAGATCGGCTATGAGGAGGAGAAGGAGCTATCTCCCAGGACGCCCAGCCAGGCCCTAGAGATGATCGTCGCCTATATCGACTATAGAGCCCGGAATAGGGATGATTTCGAGCTAGTATCAATGGAGAAGCCCTTTGCTGTGCCGCTCGACCCAAAGGACCCCACTCTGTTTTATGTAGGGAAAATCGACAAGGTTGTCAAGCGGCGAGGCAAGATCATCGGCATTGAGCACAAGACCACCACTGCCTATCGAAAGGAAGGGAAGTTTCGCTCGACCTTCCTGGATAGCTTCAGTCCCAACGCCCAGGTGGACGGCTATCTATATGCCCTCCACATGATGTTTCCTGATCAAGTAGGAGGAGTTTGGGTAGATGCCGCGCTCGTCCACAAAAGCGACGAAGGGTTCATGTTCATCCCGGTTGAAAGACAGCTCCAGCACCTTGATGGCTGGCTCTGGGAAGTCCAAGACTGGATCAGCAGGATCGAACACGATAAGCTTGAAGCTCAAAGGGCGAAGGCGTCGGACCCTTACCTACGAGCGTTCCCTAAGAATACCAACAGCTGCTGGGACTTCAACAGTGCGTGTGCGTATCTCGGTCTCTGTAAGGCGTGGCCCAATCCCATCGACAGACCAATTCCAGCAGGCTTTACGGCTAAGCGTTGGGACCCTCTCGAACATATTGGACCTATCGAAGGAGTGACAGATGGCGACGATAAAGGGTGATCCCTTTCGGAAGGATTATGGACAGCTAACTGACGAGCAGAAGCGTCTGATGGCCACTACGAAGACAATCTATGAGAATACATGGCAGTCATTGACTGCTATAGAAATGGCCTTCGGCCCCAGTAGGGACCTCTCGCTGGCCAAGACTGATCTGCAGAATAGCTGCATGTGGGCTGTCAGGGCCATAACCAAGATGCCAGGACAGGAATAATGGAGTGGCTTCTGCCCCTCCTCGTCCTTGTAGTCATAGCAATAATGCTAGACTACAATCCCCCTGGACATGGGGGGTAGGCAGGTGGGCCGATCCACCATATAGAGGAGTAGTGCGAGAGCCCAGAACACAAACCAGAGCACAAGGTGCAGTCGCCGTACCGGCTGCACCGCCTTCTACAAGAGGATACAATGTTAGACAAGGATATGGAAGAGCCCCTGCTCTTTAAGAAGAGGCGCATCGACTTCTGGAGGATGCTAGCAGAGATGCCCAACGCCAAAGACGCCGCCCTAAGTACACAAGAACGAATACTGGTAGCCGGAAAGACCGGAACAGGTAAGACTGCTCAGATATGGACCCTGCCTGGTCGGAAGTTCGCCTACATATTCGATCCCAACTCTATGTCTACCCTTCGAGGGTGTAACGTCGATTATGAGGAATTCTATCCGGACTTCCTCGAGATGGATGCCACCCTGAAAGGCTTCAACAAGGACCCCAAGACCAACAAGCAGTTTGTTGGAGACAAGCCCAAGAAGAAGCTGGAACCACACGTCTACATGAAGTGGATAGACAACATCAACGAGAAGGTGGAACAGGGCTTCTTTAAGAACTATGACTGGCTTATTCTGGACAGTCTGACCTTCCTGTCCAAATCAGTGATGGACCGGCAGCTGTTTATTAACAATCGCTACGGAGACATTGAAGAGTTGGGCGACTATCGAGTGGTGGGAAGCAAGATGGCCGACGTCTTTGGCAGCATCTCCTCCCTACCAATCAGCCTCTATTGCACCAGCCACTTTACGACCTTCCAGGATGAGAAGACCAAGAAGATCGAGACCCAGCTAATGTTGCCAGGCAAGGCTAGGAACATCCTCCCCCTGATGTTCACCAATGTCTGGCTAGCCCAAACTGCTGAGGGGGAGAAAGGACAGGTGAAATATGAAATAAGAACCAGACCAGACCCGCGTGGCCTGCAAGACGTGAGGTCGAGCATCCAAGGTCTTCAGACGATTGAGGATGTGACTATCCGAGGCTTTGGGGACCTGGCATCCGGTGGGATAGGAGCACTCCTTGCACGAGCGAAACAGGTGCCAGGCTCCAAGGTAACCCAACTGAGACCATAAGGAACACAAGATGCCGTTTATCAGCGTACCTCTGGACGATGCAAAAGAAGCCGAGCCAGTGCCGGAGGGTGAGTATGATCTCCGCATAGTAAAGGCGGAGGATGGCGAGTCCAAGAAGGGCAACGCCATGACTACTGTCTATATCAAGATCGAAGACAGTGCCTACCCCAACGCGGCCCTCTTGCGGCACTGGATCACATATCCTGATAGGGACACTCCGGCCGACCAGAGGCAGATGCGCCTCCTGGACATCAAGCGCTTCCTAACCTGCTTCGGCGTGGCTCAGGAAAGCAACGGCTTTAACTCGGATGATCTGCTGGGTGCCGTGGGAAGGAGTTTCCTCTACCAAGAAGAAGGCGATGACGGCAACGTCTACAACCGCCTGAGACTGCCTCGCCTGAAGGACTGAACCGTAAACCAAGGGAGGCCTGCCAAAAATTGGCAAGTCTCCCTTACTCCAATCGGGAACGTAGATGTCTCATCTAGATAAACTTCGCAAGAGCATCGAACATATGAGCCTAGATGAGCTGCGGGAACACGTCCGCAAGATGAGAGGAGACCGCCGAGTAAGCAAGGAACCTAGGAGAGAGAAGAAAGCCACGGCACGGCGCAGTAGCAGTGCCAAGGGGAAGACCAGTAAGGCGATCGACAAGATGACGCCTGACCAACTAGCAGCACTGCTAGCCGATCTAGAAGGGGATGGGGATGCAAGTTCAGGAGATACTACTCGCTAAGATCAAGGTCAAGGACCGGGCAAGAGAGGATAAGGGAGACATAGAAGGGCTGGCAGCTCTAATTAAGGAGCATGGCCTCATTCAGCCTATCACGCTGGATACTAATCTTCAGTTGATAGCAGGTGAGAGGCGTTACCTGGCACATAGGCTGCTAGGAGTCGACACTATCAAGGCCATAGTCCGGGAGATCAAGGACGATACTGCTAGATTTGAGATCGAGCTGGTCGAGAACATCGCCCGTAAGGATCTGCTATGGCACGAGCGAGATAAGCTGGAATTGAAGCTCTATAATCTTAAGGTGGCTGAGTTTGGAGAGTACAACTCTTCCACTGGAAAAGGATGGTCGCAGAACCAACAGGCTGCTATGGTTGGTCGCTCTAGGCAGGCTGTAGATAGAAGTCTTCACCTAGCTCGTGTCATGGAGGAGTCTCCTGAGCTGGAACTGGACAAGTTCGAGCATGAGGATCATGCCTTTAAGGATGTTGAGCGCCTTGAAGAAGAGATAGTTATCAAGGCTGCCAGGGCGAAAGTACCTGACCACATCAAGACAGCCATCAATGATGCTGAGGAGCACTATCTGATAGGGGACGCCTTGAAGGAGATGTCCCTTATGAAGAAGGGCATATTTGACTTTGCTGAGGTAGACCCTCCCTACGGCGTTGATCTGGACAAGAGGAAAAGCAGAAATACCAATGCTAGGCCCATGGCTACATATAGGGAATGGGACGAGAACAGCTACCCCAGCCTATTCTTCGATACAGCTCAGCTAGTCTATGATCGCCTGAAAGACAACAAGTTTGCTGTCTTCTGGTATGGTATGAGCTGGCATTGCGACGTTCTACGCATCCTAAGGGAGGTGGGCTTCGGCGTTCCTGACATCCCAGCGGTCTGGACGAAGGGGGAGAGTGGGCAGACGGCCAGTCCCTATACCACGCTGGGCTCTTGTTACGAACCGTTCTTTCTTGCCAGAAAAGGAAAGCCAAAGCTACCCCGTAGGGGCAGGGGCAATGTCTTCGATTTTCCACCGTTAGGCAAGAAAGATCATGCCACTGAGAAGCCTATAGCCTTGATGGAGGAGATACTGGACCTGTGCCTTGATCCGGGGAGCCACATCTTGATCCCTTTTCTAGGATCGGGGGTGACCCTACGTGCAGCGTATAGGAAGAAACATACAGGAATAGGCTGGGACCTCTCCCAGCAGCATAAGGATAGCTTCTTAAGAAGGATACAAGAGGATGTCGAGCACGACAAAGCCTGATTTTGAGGCTTTAAGAGCCTTACGCAATGAGGCTGTACGGGAGCAGGTAGAGGCAGTTGCCGATAGGATGGGTTGGGCTCCTGATAAAGTTCAACACAACTTCAATTTCGACGCCTGCTATTGTGCCTGTCCAACTGGTCCTTGCGAGCACAACTTCAAAGGCTGGCGTGCCTTTGCCCACGGAGGAGGAGGTGAGACTGTCTGTGAGAGATGTGGCATGGGAGCTATGTCCCACAGCCTGAGGACAGCTCCATGATCCCTGATCCGATCACTCTCTTCATAGTTGTCAAGTTCGGTGTTCCTGTGATGCTCTGGCAGAAATCTGTGCAGATACAATTTAGGGACATGCGGACCTGTCAGGAGACGGCCCTTCAGCTGAGGCAGCTAGCTAGAACGGCTCAGAATGAGCTATATGTAGAGGTGATGAGTTGTGTTAGGCAGAGGGGAGGGAAGAAGAAGTGACCACTCCCTATGAGGAAGGCGATCCTCAGAGCCGCCTTTTGGTGCTGGCCGAAGCGCCTGCCAGAGTTGAGATGCGCCTTGGCAGGCCTTTGGTAGGCCCCTCTGGAGACGTCTTCAACGACTGCCTCCACTCCGCTGGCCTGATCCGCAAGCAATGCTATATACTCAACGTCTGGCAGGAGCCAGTTGAGAAGGACAAGCGAGGCAACTGCTATCTCAATGGAGAATGTCTATGGTACAGAGGAAAGGGATATACTGCGGCTGGCCTCGATGCAGCTGCCCCTACGTTGGACCGAATAAGGTCATCGTCTGCCTCGGTCATCTTACCTATGGGTCAGCAGGCAATGGGTCTCCTAACAGGAGACGAGCGCCCGATGATGAAGTGGCGCGGCAGTCCCCTGTGGTCCGACACTATCGACCGCAAGTTCATTCCAACCATCCACCCAGCGGCTACCCTTCACGGAACCTACCTATGGCGTTACCTGATAATAGCCGACATGGAGAAGGTCAAGGGGGAGCTGGAGAGCCGAGAGCTGATGCTGCCAAAGCGGAACCTGATAATCAGACCGACCTACGCAGACTTCTATCACTATGTACAGAAGTGTCGCGAGGCAAGGAGAGTATGTACAGATATAGAGGTGATGAACCACCAGGTAAGTTGTTTCAGTCTGAGCTGCGACCCATCCGAGGCTATGACGGTCCCCTTATTAAATGCAAAGGGTTCTGACTATTGGACAGAGGAAGATGAAGTCCTTGTATGGAAGGAATACGCCTCCCTGATGAGCGATCCCTCCATAATGAAGATCAATCAGAATATAGTGGGCTTCGACGCTCCCTTTCTATTCATGCAGTGCAATATCCACACCAAGGGCCCTCTAGGGGACCCTATGATCGCTCAGCACATTATGTACCCGGACTTCAATAAGGGTCTAGACTTCATAGCCAGCATACATACCAGGGAACCATACTGGAAGGACGATGGAAAGATATGGAAGAACCCAAACATAGACTGGGAAACCTTTCAGCGTTACTGCGGCCGCGACGCCTGTGTGGCGTTAGAAGCGTGGGACGTACTATCGAAGGAGATGACCGATGGCGGCTACTGGCCCACCTACAACAGAACCGCCAGATTGGCCGGCCCTCTTACATATATGACGGTTCATGGTCTCGCAGTGGATCGAGAAGGCCTAGCGTCTACGAAGGCCCGTCTGGAGGTATCGATAGCAACCAAGGAAGCGGAGCTGACAGCTATATCCCAGTGGGACTTCAACCCGACCAGTCCCAAGCAGTGCCAGCAGTACTTCTACGACACCCTGGGCCTGCCTCCATACAAGAACCAGATGGGGGGAGTGACGACGGATGACAAGGCTATGTCTAGGATCGTACGCAAAGCTGGCGTTGGTGCAAAAGAGGCTAAACTGGTACAGGAGATCAGGGCACTCAAGAAACTTAAGGGTACATATATCGACGTTACACTGGACGAAGATAGTCGTCTACGTTGCAGTTGGAACCCGAGGGGGACTTGGACTGGAAGGCTTTCGTCGTCTCAGACCCTTATGGGAACCGGAATGAACCTCCAGAACTTGCATCCCGAGTTCAAAGGATTTATAGTAGCAGG